CCGTGGGAAGCACGCACGCCCATTCCACAGGAAGGGCCGGGGAAGGAAGCAACCGCACGCACACCCGCACAGGCGCGCGCGTAGACCCTGGGCACACGGGGCACCCTGGGCATATCGTTAGGAATCAGGCAGTTACGGTAGCGGCCACCCTGGGCGACACCCTGGGCATACCCTGGGCGACACCGCCTTCCAAACTCACGCTTCAGGGTCATGGCTCACCCTCATCGACGTTTGGAACTCGGCCACACAGCGCCCCAGCCACTCTTCCTGAGTTTCCCCTTCGCCGGGCCCGCCGACAATGAAGAACGTGCCTTTCTTGGCGCCGTTAGGCGGCACCCGCCACCGCACGCCGGCGACCTTGTCTTCCCGGGTCGCCAGCATGGTGCTGAACTTCGTCTGACTGATGACGTGTTCGCTCCGCCTCTGGCACCACCGCTTGTACACCGTATGCAGATCATCGGTCAGACAGCTCTGGTACGGTACGTCCAGCTCGCCGTCCTGCCACTTGCGATGGAACGTATCCCAGCTGGGCCGGCCAAAATCGATCAGGCGGCGCTTAGCCACGGTGATCGGCGGTTCGCTGTGATGGCCGAACGGAACGTACTCCAGGCCGTCCTCGGTCTCTTCCTGCACCACCAGCGGCAACGCCATCAGGTAGCCGTAGAAAGCCTCCACGCCGCCGTTCTCGATTTCCCGCAATACGCCCTGCTTCAGCTTTTCGCCGAGTTTAATGCGCGGCCAGATCACCAGCAGCCGCCGATCCGAAGGCTCGACCGGGAACGGCTGGATCTCGTTGGAAAGGAAAACCGCGTTCATGTGGTTGGCTTCCTCCCACCCCGAGACGAACTTCTTCTCGATGCGGTGGGTAGCGCCGGTGATCATGTGCTTGAGCGTACCGGTGTGGGAATACTTCTGGTCCCTCGAGAACACTTCCTCGAACAGCCCGAACAGCTTCTGGGAGCGCCAGTCGGTGTATTGGCTTTCCAGCTGGTGCTGACCCAGGGTCGCAGCGTACTCGCCGTACACCGGTTTAATGACTTCCTCAAACAGCAGCGACTTGCCGGTGCCGTGCGTCTCCGAATGCATAAGCACCGCGCTGGCCAGCTTGGTGCCGACCTGCTGCATCGGGAACGCCAGCCAGCACATCAGCCACTGGTACACCCGGTCGTCAAAGTTGCAGAGGTGCCGGATCAGCTCGCGGATATTCGCGCAGCGGTCAGGATCGTGCCGGGGGCTCAGCGGCAAGCCGCGGAACATATTGATATAGCCGTCGTCTTCCCGGTACCGCCCTTGCGGATCGAACACCAGGCGGTCGCGGTCCAGTTCCTGGCGCATCGGGTGTTCCAGCCAGTCCGTATACCAGCCGGCCAGTTTCGGCTTCAGGTCGTTAAGGGCGACGACTTCGCGCCGTTCGCGGTCCCACACGGACTGCGACGGGTACAGCAGCACATAGCGGCCCAGCGCTTCGCCAAGGACTCCCCCGCCCCCGTTTTGGGCGGCTTCGGTTCGCGCGCTACGGGCTGCGTCTTTCTCAGCGAGCTTATCCGCTTCAGCGGCACGGGCCGCTAGCGGCGCAACGTCCGCATGCGCGACGGCCCGACGTTCGGGATGATCTTTCCACGCGTTGAAAACGTCTTTGCCCAGCCAGGTGCGGCACACCTGCTGGCTCATGATGCGGCTGTGCGCGGCGTCCCAGATTTTTCCGTCGGGGACCGTCCACGCGAAGCGCTGCAACGCCTGATCCAGATGCGGCGCTGTCAGCGCCGCCGGTTCTTGAGAGGGTGCGGGAGAGTCGTCAGGGGTCTCGTTGGCCGGCGCTTCCGCTGCGTAGGCATCGAGCAGTTGCCGGCGAGCCGCTTCCCGGCCCACCAACTGGGCCAAGTCGTTCCAGTCACCGTGTTGTGGCGTCTCAGACATGAGCACCCCCAACTGGCGACAGGGAGGGTCGAGCGGCTATCCTCAGTGAAACCCAACAAAAACAAAGCACCTTCCAAGGAGGGACACCATGGCGCTTCACCCATGCCGCGACTGCAATAGACCTTTGAGTATTACGGCGGATACCTGCCCCCACTGCGCCGCACGATCACCCGAAACGCGGCGCAGCACTCAAGGTGCCGCTTGTAGTCGCTGCTGCGGCACTCGGTTTCTGGGGCTTTATCAGCGTGCTGGTGCTTAGCGATACCGCCCCGGCGACCCGTGACCCGCAGCCTCAGCACGCAACCGCCTCGGAGTCCTACACACCGCCAGACTGGTCTCACATCAAAACCTACCAGCAGGCGCAGACAGAGTGCCCGGCCGGGAACAACGAATGCCGGCGTGTCGCCGTGGTCAACGAGTGGGGCACGATGTGTAGCACCTGGCTGCGGATGGAAAGCTCGCACGGCTTTCTGCCAGAGGCCCGTGACAACCCCAATGGAATGTTTAACGGCCGCCTCTTCATCCAGAAACGCGGCGTTGTCGAGCTCACCGGTACCAAGGCAGTGACCGATGAAGCGGGATGGCATTACCGATACGGCTGCCGCATCGATACGTGGAAAAAAAAGATCACTGGCATCGCAGTGCCAACCCGAGCTGATAAGGACCTGGAATATACGACGTTTCATTGACCTCACGCCGCCTCCAAAGCCGGGAACTCCGGCACCAAAATGCGGCCACCATGCGCCGCCTGACAGCGCGCGGCCGCATCCTGTCCTGCCCGCTTACCGTTCCTTGGGTTCGGCGCGTCGTTGTCAGCCAACCAGACCGGTTCGGCGTCTCGCCACCCGGCAAGCAGCTCATCCGCCACCGTCACCATGTTGCCGCTGTCGATGCACGCCACCACCGGCCAGCCCGTGAGCTCATGGACCGTCGCGGCCGTAGCGTAGCCCTCGGCGAAGCCCAGCGGGCCCTCGCCGATTTCGCCGAGCACGTGGAAGCAGCCCTTTTTCCTGGAATACTTCGGGAACATCTTCGTCCCCTGCCCGCTGATCACCTGCAGCGACCAGAGCATGCATTCCAGATCCCGCAGTGGCACCGCGATGCTGCCGTAGCTCATGCGCAGGAATGACAGGTGCTCGGGCCGGGGACGTGGCAAGTTTTGGAAGAACTCGCGCATCGCTTCACCGGTACGAATGTCGCATCGCTCGTGCCCCTCGCGGTCGTCGATCACGAGCAGCACGGAGCGCTTAAAGAAGCGGATCCCGTGCGCGCCGACGCCCTTGGCGCCCAGGTACTCGGAATTCCCCAGGTGGTGGGTGTGTTCGTCCAGAATGATTTCGCAGGCCTCGGCGACCGTCTCTTGCATGCGCACCAGCCGCGCGGCGTCCGCCTCGACCTCCGCCTGTCGCGCCTTGCGCCGGGCCTCGCGTTCCGCCGAAAGCGCCCGCTTCTCTTCAGCGGACAACGAGCTGCCGCTTCGACGCCAGCCACCGTCCTGCGCCAGCTTGATCACCGTGGCGATGGTGTAGTGGCCGGCACTGGCACTGCGCCATGTGGTCTTAGCCGAGTGCGCCTTGTAGCTGGTTCCAGTGGCGCTCCAGGGCTCGAACAGATCCCAGCCCGCTTCGCCGAATTCGTCTTTTAAGCCCCCGGCCACGGAGAACCAGGTGTCTCTATCACAGTCCGGGTCGATGTATTGCAGCGCCTCGCGGACTTCATGCTCGCTCAATGGTTCCCGCTGCATGGGTTACTCCTCGCCGAACCGCTTTGCCCCTTCCACCAACCGGTGGCCCGCCTGCATCAGTCGTAGCAGGTCCCGCTCCAGCACGGCGATCTCATCCTGATCGACTCGGCCGTCGGCGACCGCCGTCTGGGTGTTGCGGCACATGCGCCCTACCCGATCCACCAGCTCGGCGACCTCCCCGAACAGTTCCGTCTTCGGCGTCCGGGATCGGGATCCACAGACAACCCGTCACCCGGGACAGCGCATCGAGTATCTGCTGGTGGTCGTCGTGATCGCGGGCGAACTCAGTGATCAGCTCGAACTGCGCCAGGGTGGGCGCCCGGTCGGGGTCGTTGACGTTCAGATTGTTGTAGAGCTGCTGGGGGTGGAAGCCGTACTTGCCGGCGATGGTGTTGATGCCGTGGCGCTTCGCCGTCAGCGCCAGCGCGGTCTTGATGTCCAGAATGGTGCGCGATGCGCGCTCCATCAGGCCCATGGGTTTGTTTCTCATGACGATTCTCTCTCCCCGGTTACTCATTACGCCATGCTGCTACTTGGCTAAGCTGTGACGATGAATCGAAATCAGGCTCGCCAGCCCGCCCCACGCAGCTCAACCGCGCGAAGTCAGAGGGCATTAACAATGCCGTTATGCCGCCGCAGTCCGAGCAGCAGGATCCGCAGGGAACACATCATCCAGAGTGACGGGAGACCCTTCGTCGTTCCGCGCACCGGCACGCCGCAGCACCTGGACGATGAGACGCCCAGTCTGAATATCGATCGCGCGAACGCCCCGCTCATAGGAGGACCAGCGGCTCTGGTACTCCCACCCGGCATCGATTGCCGCCTGATACTGAGAGAGCCCGACCTGCTTTCTGAAGTGACTGATTCGATTCATGCGCACATTAAAAACACGTTCTGCGTTTATCTGTCAACGCGTTTTGTTGTTATCCGCCCAACACAGCCTGTGTTCAAATACGCGGCATGAGCGACATCGGTCACCGAATTTCCCAATTACGACGCGACCTTGGCTGGTCCCAAGCCGAGCTGGCCCAACGCTGTGGGTGGGATTCTCAAAGCCGCATCAGCGGCTATGAACGGGGCGACCGCGCTCCACGGGAGCGGGATTGGGAAATCATCGCCGAAGCACTTGGGTGCAATAAGGCCTGGTTGGTCCTTGGGATCGGCGACCCGCACTCCCTACACGGAGTTCGCGAAGAGCAAGCATCTTACTCCCATGAAAGATCGGCCCCCGTACTGGCGCTGGAAGACCTGCCCCTTCGTTTACAGGCTGATAGCGCCTACGTCACCGACGATGGGCGACCGATGCGCCCACTGCCTAGCAGCGCCTCACCGTCTGCCGTCTGGGTCAAGATTACCGGTGACACTATGATCAACCCGGCCGGCGCACCGAGCTTGACGCCAGGGGCTTGGGCCTTAGTTGAACCTTGCACGCATGCAAAAACCGGGGAAATCGTCGCCGCCTCCGTGAACGGTAGCCCCACCATTCGCATGATCGTGGAAGACGCCGGGCAGACCTACCTCAAGGCACTAAACCCCACCTACCCAGTCATCCCTGTTGAGGGACAACTCGACATTCTTGGCGTGATCCACCACGCAGAGATCGCACTTTAAGGCCCTTCTGTCTCAGCACATTGAATTTTCGCGCCCGCGAAAAACGCATTTCGTGTTGACGCGGTAGTTATTTCTGTGTTTCCTTAACGCATATCGCGTTTTTGGAGGCACCCATGGCCAACATCTACATCCACCCCACCCAGCGCACGCCGGCGCAGATCGCCGCGCTGCAAGCCGAGACCGGCCGCGTTGCCGTGTTCAGCCGCCAGGGCTCCGGCCTGCTGATCGCCCCGCCGGCTCAGCGCCGCGCCCGGCGTTCCCACGAACACCGCCTGTCGATCAGCCGCTTCCTGCGCGGGCCGATGCGCCCCCAGCAGCGCTTGCCCGGCGCCGACTTCGACCCCGACTTCCCGCCGGGGGCCGCATGAGTCATCGCGACGTGATGCACAACGCCCGCCGGGCCTTCGCCCGCGCCCCGGTCACCAACGACCTGCGCGCGGCCCTGGGCCACAGCGGCCAGTTGCTGGACCGCTACACGCGGGACCTGCCCGACACCACCGCCGCCCTGCGCACCCGCGAGGCACTCACTGAGTGCGCCGACCGCTACCTCGCGCGCTGCCGCCGGGCCGCTCATAACAACAAACCGCAAGGAGCCCACTCATGAAAGGACCCTTCCAACTCAGCCTGTCCGACGAACGCGCACTGCGCGAAGCCATCCGCCGGCGCGGCACCACCGTGCTGCACCTGGGCCAGCACAGCATCGCGATCCGCAGCACCCCGTTCAGCCATGACATTGATCTGCGGGTGCGCGACATCACGGACCGCGACTGCCCCGCTCCGCCGGTGATTTACCGGGACCAGAACCAGCCCGCGCTGCTGTACATCGGTGCCGCCGACGCGATCACGCGCCACATCAACCGGAAAACCATTCGGGGTGCGGCATGAGCTTGCGCAACCCGGACATGACCACCGTGGCCGGCCGCGCCGACCACGTGCTCAACACCCTGGTCTGCATCGAAAGGACGCTACCCCTGGGCGAATGCAATGGCCGCTGGCAGCGATCGTTTGCTGACGCCGTCGCTCTGCTCGGCAAGCCCATCGAGGACTACACCGTCGGCGAACTGCTGAGCCTGGCGCACCAGCACGCCGAGCAGTGGCTCGAAAGCGAGCACGACTGGCAGACCGAACAACAACACCTCATCGACACCGGTGGCCGGAAGCACACCACCGACGGCTCGGAGCTTACCCAATGAAAATAATCGGATTCGCCGGCCCCGCCGGCGTCGGCAAGAACACCGCCGCCCTCGCGCTGGCCACCGACTGGCAGACCCAGGCCGAGGCCATCGCCGGCCCACTGTACGACGGCTTGTCCGGCTTGATCGGCATGGACACCAGCGCCGTGACCCTCGCCGATCTCTGCGAAGACCGCGACTACAAACGTCAACCCACCACCAGCCTGGGGAACCTGACCCCACGACGCGCCCTGCAACTGTTCGGCGACTGGGTGCGCGAAACGATGGGCCAGGACTACCTGCTCAAGCGGCTGGAACACCGCATCGCCCACCTGGAGGACTTCCAGGACACGCCGGAGATCGTCGCCATCACGGATATCCGCACGGAAGCGGAAACCGCGTGGGTGCGCCGGCAAGGCGGCCTGGTGGTGCACATCGGCAGGCCCGAGGACGACCAGCCCGAGCGGGATGGCGCAGATCACAGCACAGAGCAGCCGCTCACCCTGCACCAGAGCGACCTGTACATGTTTAACGTCGGCACCGTCGACGATCTGCACGCCCAGGTGCGCAGCCTGGTGCGCTTCTGGCTGCGCCAGGGAGTCGCCGCATGAACGCCCTCGCCCGCCTGCCGCGCCGCGCCCTGTTCAACTACACCGCGAACCGGCCCTGCCGCCTGATCCAGCCGGAGGGCAAGCCCTACCTGGAACGCTACTGGCTGGGCGAGAAGCACAACCGGTTCTGGTACTTGCACCGCTTCCTGCGCAACGACGCAGAACGCCACCTGCATGACCACCCGTGGGATACCGCACACAGCCTGGTGCTGACCGGCCGCTACACCGAGGAACGCGGCATCGCGTACCCCCTGCACCAATCGCTCGGCCATGCCGTGATCAACCTCGGTGAACGGCGGGTCCGCTGGTTTAACAGCCTGGCGCGCAACCACCGCGAGATCGACCTGCACCGGATCACCACGATCCAGCCGGAGACCTGGACTCTGTTCTGGCACGGCGCCTGGGACCACCCCTGGGGCTTCTACCAGGGGGACCGCTATCAGCAATACAAGGACGTGCCCTACGGCCCCGAGGAATACGCCTGGTGGCACGACGCCAAGCTGGGTCGCGACATCGGCCGCGAGCCGTTCAACGTCTGAGGAGAACTGCCATGCACCGCTCCGCCAACGACAGCACCTACCGCATCCGCGACGCCGCCCGGGCCCTGCACCTGGGCGACCGACGCCTGCGCCGCCAGCTGGACCAGCTCGGTGCGTTCAAGCCGGACGGCACCACCGGGCGCCGCCGCGCGAACCCAGAGTGGATCCGCGCCGGTTGGCTGGTGGAGCGCGAAGAGCAGTTCACCCATCCGCATGTTGGCCCGCAATGGTACGTCCGCGTGGAGATCACCACCGCCGGCCTGGACCACCTGCGTCACCAGCTCAAGCACAGCGCTGCGTAGGAGGCCCGATGCGAAGCCAATACAACGCCACAACGATTCAGATCCCGCTCCCCAGCGAGCGGGCCCTGGCCAGCCGCAACCGGCTCCGATTTTTACCGACGGCGCTCACCGTCACCGCGGTGGCCCTGGTGGCCATCGCCCTTTTCTAAACCACAAGCAAGCAAGGGGAGAAACCCATGTCACAGAAAGGCACCCACACCGACCCCGCCGAGTTCATCGGCGATCTCGACGCCGGCGTGTTCGCCGAGAAGCTGGGCCGAGCCCTCAGCGACGTGGCGCTCGGCACCGTCGAGAACAGCAAGGACGGCAGCGTCACGGTCACTTTCAAGGTGAAGCGCATCGCAGAATCCAACCAGGTCGACGTGTCTCACAAGATCCATTCCAAGAGCGCCACCCTGCGCGGCTTCGCCCAGGAGGAAGACACGACCCGCACCCCGATGCACGTCGGGCGCGGCGGGCGCATGACCCTCTCGCCGGAAAACCAGGGCGACTTCTTCCCCCGGCCTGCCCGCGAAACCAGCGAGTAAGGCACCACACCCACCCTCACCACAGACACAGAGGTTCCAATGGAGAAAGAAGCGATCAAACACCTTCAGGACAACTCCGTCATCGACGCGATTAATCGCGTGCTGATCGAGAACGATGCGGACCTGCTGGCCCTGCCCGATTCAGCACGTCTGGAGGACCTGGAGCAGTATAGCGACCGCCGCCGTCGCTTCCGGGGCACGTTCGCCACCAACGACCCGAAGGGCTTCGCCAACTACTGCGTCATTAACGTCACCGAGACCATTAAAAGCGCGTGTTTCATCGACCCCGAACAGATGGCCGCCCTTACCATCCTGGACCTGGGCACCGTGAACGCCCCGCTCCATGCCGATCACAAAGCCACCCTGAGCCTGCAAAAGACAGCCGCCTTCAAAGCGCTGCTGCAGATCGAGGGCAAGCGCATGGACCAAAAGTCCGCCGCTGAGTGGCTGGAAGACTGGGCACCGCACCTAGCGGCCACCATCCGGGGCGAAGACGGGCCCGAGTTCTACCCGCTTTCGAAGGCCATTGCCGCCGTCCGCCTGGTCACCCTGAAAACCAACACCGAGCAGGAACACGAAGACCGGGACTACGGCGCCACCCGTTCGACTATGGCCTCGGTGGAAGCCAAATCCCGGGATCAGCCCCTGCCCAACTTCCTCGAGTTCACCTGCAACCCGTACCACGGGCTGCCGGAGCGGACCTTCCGGCTGCGCATCGCGCTCATCACCAGCGACGGTGACCCGGAGTTCCGCTTCCGCATGGTGCAGGCCGAGCAAGAGCAGGAAGAAATGGCTGACGACTTCGCCGACCTGATCCGCCAGGAAATGGGCGGGGTCATGGACGTCACCATCGGCCGCATGACCGCGTAAACCCACCGCCCGGCCCACGGGCCGGGCCTCTCGGGGGAGAGACCATGAACACCGACGCACCAATCAAAGAACTCACCTGGGACGAACAGGCCACCTGGGGTACCTGTGCCGCCTGCGGCGCCAGCCACGGCGAGCCGTGCGACCCGGACGTCGGATGGGCCCTGGGCGGCGTTCGCCCCCAGAACGGCGCGCACCTGTGCCGCATCAAGAACGCCCCGCAGCGGGTTCGCCTGGAGCGTGCCGCATGATCGTCGCCACCTTCAACGTTCACCAGAGCCAGCCCCGCATCAGCGACCGCGCCGCGGGCCTCGGCCCGCGCCGGTGGCAGATCAAGCTGTACGCCCGAAACGGCGGAGACCAGAGCAACCGGGACATACGTCCCCAGGGCAGCTGCTACCTGGTCGACGTGTTGCCCCTGGCGACCGAGGCGATCAACGAGCTGCTCGACGAGTTCGATAACACGGTGACCGACGCCGGCTTCCAGGTGGTGGTGCTGCGATGACAATCTTTCTCACTTCAATAGTCGCTGATCCGCTTCGCCTTCTGCCATTCATCCTCTTTCTCAGGAACGAACTGAGCACTCGGATCGTGCGTGTAACGCTCAATAAAGTCAGACAGCGCCGCCACGGAAACCTCAAGCCTGGATACCGTCTGGTGTGTGACCTTGGGGAATTCCGGCGGCACCTCGCCAGCAAAGCGGTCCAGCCAACGGATATAGCCGTGCAGGTCCATGGTCGCCTGCTTAATTTGCCCAAGAACCCCGACCCCTGGAAGCTTCTCCAGCAGCGTTTCCTGAAGCGCAGCGTGATCGCCGTCGAGAGCCGAAAGTGTGAACCTTATCGCCCCGGCTGGCGGAGACCCGTTCTCGCGCTCAGCAGCGTTCCGCAGCGCCTGAATGTTACCTATTCCTGCCGACAGAAAGACCGTAGCCCGGCACACGTTCTCCAGGCGATCCTGGTGAAGTCGATCATCCTCAAGCCGCCGCTGCGCCCTTATGGCTCGAACGCTAACG